GGGGTGGAGGTGAGGGTGAGAAGAGAGGTGGGGTGAAGACTGGCCGACACTCGGCTCAGTTGAAGTACTGCTCAGAGTCCCAAACGAAAGGACCGACTCGACACTCGAGTTCGTAGTCCTTGAAGAGGATCTTGGTGAGAGCAGAGTGGGCGTGTATGTTGCCGAACTCGGAACAAGCAAACTCGTTGTCCATAAAGTCGATCTCCTCGGCCGTTAGCCGATACCTGGCGTAGATGTTCCGCGAGGTGAGGTGCACGACGGGATCGTCGGAAGCATGAGCAACCTTGTAGCTCAACGAATGATTCACAATCAAAAGCGAGCGGGCAAAGAGGTCTTGCCTCACGATCCCAGTGGCGGCACGCATAGTGTCAACTAGAGGAAAGTGAGTTCGTGGGTACATACCTTGAAGAAGCGCGCTTTGGAAAGCGCGAGCCCGAGGCTCCAATTCTCCGCGACCGGGGAGGTCGCCGTGGCAGGATCCAGAAGCACGCAATAACACACCAAGGTTCAAAACCGGCATGATATCACCGTTGTCGTCACGGACTGGTGAATGTTTGAGAAACTGCAAGTCGCGCAGTTTGTCACACATTTCGAGCTTGAGGATGTATCCGGCAGCAGCGGCAGCTTCTACACAAGAAGTTTCGTTGATGTCGGAGAGTTCTGCCATAGCCACAGCAATGGCTAATTGAGCAGTGTTGTTGGAAGTGGTGGTGGTGGTGGAGCCCGAATACAAAACGGTCGATTGTGGCTTGAGGACGACCTTTGTTTTCGGGTGGTCACAGCAGCGAACCTCCATGGGGGCTTCACATTGCCTTGTAAGCGTTGTGAAGTCCCTTCGCGCCTGTGAATTGCTACTCAGCATCCATCCTTGAGCGTCCCACACGATACGACCGTGGGAACCATCGCATTGCTTAATGTCCGCGCCCCCTTTAAAGACGCGTCCATCCGGCAAACGAAATGAGTAGCAGCTATCGTCCGAGAAATAGACGTAGAAGAACCGATGAGAAGGGTTGTATAGCTCCTCGAAGATGAACTTCAACTCGGCGAAGGAGGGCGACTTACAATAGTAAATAACACCCCCACGATAGAATAGTGGGTAAGCAGACATCGCGCACTTAAGAGCCTCCGTGAGGCGGAAGCCTTTAAGAGATGCAGGGCAACCAAGGTCGCCAATAGCCCTCATGTACTTCTTGGATTTGGCCCACTCGTCCTTCTTGGCTTTGTACCACACCTTGTGGCCCGGAGGGTCCTCAGGGTCGAAAAGTGCTCCGTCGTGGAACATTTCATCGAAGGCCTGGATCCGAAGGGCACGCTTTGGGTGCGGGTCAGCATGATGGTCGATAGCTTCCTGAGTAAAACCCATATACTCATGCAACTTGTTCGCGTACAAAACGGAAAGGTTGATGAAAATGTGTTTGTGACTCCGAAAGAATTGGCGTTGGGCTTTGAAGTATGCGGTGTCTTTGCCGGGGACGTCCGGAAATCTGTCAGCGGTGACTCTTCTGACAGCGTACTTGAAGTTGTGGTTAGAGTTACGATAAATGGCACCGTTGTGACATACGTAAGGACCGAAAACTGTGCGGTACGTACCGTCCCTTTTCTTGGGGCGGTGCTCCGGGAAGCAAATCTGGTCGTCGACCCAATATTGTGACCCGCGGGTCACCTTGAAGCGGCCGTTGAAGACGTACTCCTTCTCAATGGTCGTCTCCGAAGTGCCGATTCTGAACGGCCCTGAACGATAGGTCGATGTCGGACAGGCCGGTTGCGAAAAGTTAGCTGTTTCGCGGTCATTGGGTGGACACAAGTGAGTCGCCGCCGATAGGTGAGGATGATGTTGTTGACGACATACATCAGAGTGTTGGTCCGCACCGCAGTGTCCCGACAAACCTCAAAATTGGGGACATAATACTCACTGTTCTGGTCGAAGAAGCCCATGAAGACCTGCGTAATGGAGCTGAGTAAGCTCACTGCAACGGCCCCGTCCCGGTCGATGGCGACAAGGTTCTTCTTACCAACTTCCCAGATCATGAAATCGGCGAGATGGACGTACACGGGGAGTTCAGTGCCGAGCTCGAACCCGAGGTCGATGAGATGGACAGCCTCCATCACGTGATCACGCTTGTCACGGCAGCGCCACAAGCCGAACCCACACCAGGCAACCATACCGGTGGCGTGACCGTAGTTGTCGACGAACTTCTCGCTGTTGTTCCCCTCCGGATTGACGATGTAGCGGCGCCCCCACCACTTAACGTAAGAGGCGCGCAGACGATCGGCAAAGTTGCACGGCGTACACCAACGCGGGGCGACAGTTCCGCTCCCATGGACGTACACTGTACGGTTCTCAACCAACCCGGGATCGAAAGAAGGAGTGTGCTCGGCGTAGATGCGCGCAGAGGCAACCCCACGTGGCTCTTTGGGAGGAGCTTCAGGGGGCTTGGGCTTGACGGCTTGAATCGCTCCATCTTTCTTCGGTGCATCACGTACTGGAGCTGCCTTCTGATCCAGAAAGACGGGCTGGACAACAGGAGGAGGCGGGGGCGGACGCGGAGGAGGAGGAGGAATACGCTCGAGAGGAGGTAGACGCGGAGGAGGACGAGGGATGCGCTCCAACGGAGGAGGCCGTGGTGCGGGTCGGACAGGGTGTTTCGCTTCGTTAGCGACGTGCCACAAAACACGGTTGAGAGGGCCAACAGGCGGGAGCACAGGCAATTCCGGGTCGTCAGAGTCGGAAGCGTCCTTGTCTTCGTCAGTGGGGATGCGAAAGGAGAGCTCGTCGTCAGTCGGAGTTGGCGGAGAAGGAGGAGTTTCCGAGTTATCCTCATCGTCGGTCCCGAGGAATTCCGGATTTTCAGGGGGACGAATGACGATGCCGAGGCGGCGGTACCGGAATGTACGGGCCAGAGCAGGAGGGCTAGCGCGCGGTTCGTCGGCGTATTTGTGGTCGGGCGGTGGGGCAGGGGGGTGCTCCGGGAAAGGGGCGGAGGGCTCGGGTTGAGCAAAGTCCTCAGGGTGCTGTTGGTCGATGGCGTCCTCGGCTGGTTCCAAAGCTTCAAGCATTACAGCAGATGATGCGGACATCTCTAACAGTTTCACAGGCAAATTATGCCTCTCATGAGCAAGGGTGAGTTTAACCTCGGCAGTGCCGGTAGACTTAGTCTTCTGTTTGAACTCCCTGACATGAAAGTGCGGTTCAGTGCATTGTGCGGTTGTAGAATGCGCGCAAGGGATGTACTCCATGGCCTGAGCCGTTTGAGTCTTCCCTCCCCCTTGATTTTTCTTCTCAGCGATTCGGCGCTCAGCCCCAGTTTTCGGGCGGCGGTGAAAGTGCGGAATCTTGCAGTCCTTTTGTTTGCAATGAGAGTACTTGGCGTCCTCCTTCGCGTTTTGGGCCATGATCTTGGCTTTATCGACCTTAGCGAGTTGGGGCAGCCCCACGTTGGGTGTGCTGATTTTACGATCGCCAGCTGATCGCCCGGAATTTTGACCCAGTCCGGGGGGTGGGGAGTTGGAGTTCCGCGTCGCGGAATTCCGCGAGGCGGAAGTAGCGGATGAGACCCTCCGACTAAGGGTTTTGGTCGTTTTAGAGTCGGAGCCCGACTTGTGTGATTTAACGTCAGCGGGCAAAGGCGCGGCTGACGGCGGTTCGAGTGTGTCCCTGAAGCGCAAAGGGGGTTTCGTGGGTCGAGTGGGGCGGCTCTTTGGTAACTGACTCATGGCACAAAGTGAAGTGAGTCGGAAAGAGCGTGGTCCTTTTTAGGGTACAAGGGTGTGATGAGTGAAGGTGGATTGTGAGCGTGATGACTATAGCTAGAGTGAGGGCCGCGTTTACCCTGCATTGAACGCGTAATTGGTCTAAGTATAGTTTAGGTTCACAAAACTTCAGAGCCGATGGGCGTCCCGACAACAACCCAGTCTCGTGCGGGGAGTGTGTCGAGGAGTTCCTCGGAGAACGGCTCTTTATGGCCAGCTTCAAGGAGTCGGCGCCGAGCGATGAATGAGAGGGCGACAGGGCGCGCCTCGTCGGCTCGGGAACGACGCTCTATGGCTGGTTGGACACCCTGGTTGGTGTACCCACGGGAAGTGGCTTTGAGCTCGGGGCCAGGACCTGGGTCTGGGACTGGGTCAGGGACTGGGGGCCACGGGTCGGGGATAGGCGGCCAAGTTGGGTAGCTCGGCTCTGGGAGATCCCCGTCGTGCACGGCTGCACCGAGGATAGTCGGCCTCGGTCCGGCGGGCAAGAGTGCGTTGTACACCCGGGCCTTTTTGAGGTGCGATTGAGCGGTTGCACCGAGCTTAGCATCGCCGAGTAGGCCTGCGACAGCGGCGAGTGAGGGCCCTAAGCGCTCGATGTTGAAGAAGGTTCCGACGTCAGTAAACAAATTGCTGACGTTGGTCCATGCCTCTTGCTTCAAGTAGGGCGCGATAAAGGTCTTCACGGGGAGGTCGACCGTGCAACTGAAGGTTTGGACGTTGCGCATCCAGTTGTCCCAGGTGTTGGTGGCTGGGCCTTTGCTGCGGTTGATGTAGGCGCAGGGGTCCTCGGTCGACCCGGCGAGAGAGTCGAGGACGTTGTACAAGAACCCGAGCGAGCCCGTATGCGAGGAGGCCGAGGCAGAAGCACTCTGCATGTTGACGAGCGGTGTGGTGGCCGAGAGAGTGTACTGGCCAGGAGGCACCTCAACCATCTTCTCGGCAGTGGCTGGCTTCAAGTCGAGCGTCCCTCCAGAAACGGCTTGGTCGGGGAAGAGCATCGAGTGAAGGTTGGTGTTGGCGCTATACTCTTTGTAGATGGTAGTCTCGTAGGAGCTGGCGCCAAGGTTGGGGCTCGCTTGCGTGCTTGTGGGGGTGGTGAACTGGACAGTGTAGTGCATTTTGAGCTGGCCGAGTAGCGCGGCGGCACCACCAACCTCACTTAAAACGACAAAGACAAGTTTGGCAGTGTCATTGAAGCGATTGAGGGTGGGGGCAGGCCGCACGTACTTGGAGCCAGTCTGTTGATAGGCACGTTTAATGTCTAGTCTGGATGTGGTAGTGGAGAAGGGACTACAACTAGTGAAACCCATCTTAGCAGTGGCAGCTTGGTAGGTGGCCGGGAGATCTTCCTCAACATCGTACTCGAAGTACATACCGATTCGCCCCGGGACCATAGTCCCGACAAGTCCCTCGTATGTGACGCTGAGGGAGGTGAAGCGGTATGTCTCGTAGTTGGTGGCGATCGGGGCGAGCCAGGGGAACTGACTTTCAACACCGGGTTGCATGACATACGAGAACGCCGTGTACTCATCAGTGCTGGAGTAGACGGCTGCGATGTTTTGGTTGTTCGAGACCGTGAAGCTGCGACCGCCGCGAGGCCCGGCATTGTGATCAACGCGGGACATCTGGACGGGGACGGGACGGGACGACTTACTTGTTTGTTTGGTTTTTGGTTTTTTCACTTCTATTCCTGAAGGGCGCTTGGGCGCTGGGGCAGTCTTTTTCTGCTGGTTTGACTTCTTCTGATTTTTGGGCGGCATAAATAATGATGGTAAGGGGGGGTTGTAAAAGGTTCATACTGCTGTAAACCCGTGTCTAAAGGCCAAACACGGGTATGTCCACAGTTAGAATGACTCACGTTCCCTAAATAGGGTTGGACAACGTGTTTCCGTAGTCAAAGGTAGACCTACCTTGCTGGTGTCCCTTGTTCCTTGAACCCCCGCACCCTGCGAGTTGCATAATCACACTCCCTCCCTTGCACTGGATTTTATCGTGGTGGAGCCCGTCTCCCCAGGTTGGTTATTTTCATAAGTGTGAAGTGCGTGTCGCAATAGGCATAGCGGAGGCGCGCAGAACGTCATCTGGTCGCAACGCAGATGGGAGAGCAAGCTCTCATTAGAAAATAAAGGAGGAAAAGAAGAATGAAGTAGAAACTCCATACCGCTCGACGTTAACGATGGCGCGTCAACAACAGCGGAGACAGCCCGAGGGCGTCAATGTTAAGCACATCCTAGGGGAGAACCCATACGAAGCTGAGAAGAGAGAACAGCGGCCATCGCTGTTTGCACCGGCTCGACACGGGGTGGATAATCCCGTAACAGCCGGTTAGTGATAAGCTCACCCTGAACTATAAGCCGGAGCCGCCACCGTACGGTCGAAAGACAACGCTGGTGATCTGTAAGTTCAATACGAAGCTGAGTACCTCCCATCCGCAGCGTGCGCTTAAGACAGTGGTACACTTCACATCTCCAAAAGTCTCCCGTGCGTTGGGATGAGGCGCAGTTGCTAACTTCTGGAGGATGTGATTGTTTAGCCTGTTATCCGACAGACCTTCGGCCGGTGGCAGGGGGAACCTCCCCTGTACCGCCTACAAGTTTTACGTGATGCTACCACGCCGAGGGCAAAAGCCGCTGCGGGTTGGGTCGTTTCCCATGCAAAGCATGCGCTACGTTATCGGTCAACACAAGAAGTGAAGCACACTATGGGTGGGTCTACCAGTGTGGAAAACCC